GGTTCACGTATACCATCTATGTCAACAGGTGGTGCAGCTATGAAAGCTATGATAAATGCTGTTGCAGCGGTTAATAGTGCAGGGATCATAAGAACACCAAACCATCCCACATAGAGACGGTTGTTGGTGCTCGTAGTCCAGTCACAGAAACGCTGCCAGTTGTCAAATGGTTTTGTTAGTGTGGCTGTAGTCATTTATAAAAAGGGTTTAAAAAATACCGGGGATGATTTGCCCAGTTGTAACATATGCTCCTAGAGCTGCGATAAATCCAATCATGGCTAGTTGCCCATTGGTTCTTTCTGCTTGCTCAAGGATGAAGTCTGATTCTTTTTCGTTCATTAATCTAGGTGGGGTTTCGTTTGCAAAAATGTTTTGTTTACCGTATTCGGTTGTTGTTGTCATTACATTAAGAGGTAGATTGATGGCGATGATGAAGGTTCAGGTCGCCATGACTATCTCTAAGATGCTACTAGTTCACTAGCGACATCGGTATCGTCAGCTGTATGACCAGCTACTCGATTACACTGATTAACTTGTTCTGTTTTAGATGCGTTATCATTGTAAGGTATAAACCAACGATCTCCTGTAGTGTTTACTACATACTGGACTTGGAAATCATTAGCTCTTTGATCTGGGTTGTAAGCCATTCCCATAATTAGTATCCTCTAGGTTTGATTTTCATTTTGGGTGATTTTTTAGCAGCCTTCTTAGCTGCTGCTTTCCCTGCTGTAGTGTAGGGATACTTCTTACCGTTAACTGTTGGCATTAGAATTGTACGTTAGATCTTTCAAGTTTATCGTATACATCCTGACGATAGGCAGGGTCAGATTCATAACGAGGATCACTCATAGCTCTGACTACTTCAGCTTGGCTACGGAAGTTATCTCCCTGAGCTTTAGCTGGTTTACCTGTAAGCATCTTTCCTTCTACTCCTACTCCATCATTATACTTAGCAGCTAATGCTTGGACAGCGAAGTAAGCAGCGTCTGCATTTCCTGACTCCATTACTTTATCGTAACGAGCAATCTCTGCTTCATCGAAATTCTTTGATGCCCACTGAAGCATGGTAGTATACTGCTTCTCACCACCAACAGACTTCTGTAGTTCTGAAGCTTGTTCTTGTGTTAAGTCTTGTGGTTTAGAATCAACACCTGAACGATAATTTAAATACAACTGAGCTACGTCAGCTGGTTTCATACCGTTTAGTTTATCTAGGATATCATCAGAGTACTTTTCATTCTTTGATTCTTCCCATAGTTTATCAAGGAATTCATAGTCAGGTTCATCTTCTTTAGGTTCCTCTTTCTCTTCCTTGACTTCTTCTTTAGCTTCAGGTTCAGGTTTTTCTTTAGGCTCTTCTTCTGATTTACCTAACTTACCTTGTAGTTCTATGTATGCTTTTTCTAATTCTTCAGCATCTTTATACTTACCAGCAAGTAAAGTATCTTGCTGCTCTTCTAAGGCTTCACCTACTTTAAGTGAATCCTGTTCTTCAGCAGTAAGTTCTCCTTCTACTTGCTCATTAGAGTCATACGTTAGTGTTGCCATTCTGGGTGATTACTGTAAGATTACCAAGACCAACTGTTGTCACCTGATTAGATCCGGGTGCTGCAATAGTTGGTTTACCGACTTTCATTTTCGGTGCATATTTGTTTTCTGTCTTTGCCTCTTCAGGTGGCTTAACTACTTTACGTTTAGCCTTCCGTGGGCGGGACGGGTTGACCTTCTCCACCTTGTTGTCCTCCTAATAATGCGGGATTTTTACTTGGGTCCATCATTGGTGATCCCATTTGAGCTTTCTGTAATTCAACTTGTTGTGCTTGTTGAACTGCTTGTTGTCTCTCTTGTTGTACCTCTTCCATACCTCTTACAAGGTTTAGTATATCAATACCTTGTGCTACTGCTAGACGTTTGATGACTTCCTCAGGATTTATATATTGCTGAGTAGCCTCTGGTCCCATAGTTTGTGAGATAGTTGTGAGGAATTGACCAAGACTTTCACGGTCTTGGCCTCTGCCTAGTGCATTAACTCCAGCGACAATAGTAGGTTGTACTATACCCTTAGGTAGGCGAGGTATCTCACCAGTCTTTTGGAATACACTTAGCTTTCTATTTAAGTATGGTACTAAGAACTCAACAGTAAGTACACTGAATAGTCCACCTAACTGTTGTTCTAGTTCCATTTGTGTCATCCGAACTTCCTCTGCTGTAGTACGTTCTGATTGACGTACTGACAATATTAGGAATGCTTCAGATAATCTCTTCTCTAAGGTTTGCATCATCTGATATGCCGTAGCAAAATCAGCTTGCTTACCTACTTGTACTACACCTATGTCATCTGGCCTACCTTGTACAATAGCACCGTTACCTGCGTTAGCAAGAGTCTGAGGTTTAGTTGTACTAGAAGGTGATACTACAAAAACAACCTTAGCTGCAGCTGCACTACCTTCTGTAATTGCTTGTGATAAAGCTTCGAGTGATTTAAGATCACCCATGAATTCTTCTACTCTACCACGTCCATAAGGTTCACCATCTACTGTATTAAACCGTAGAGGTAACCATGGGTTAGCATCTAATGGTGCTTTACTTATTGACTTAGGTAGTATTTCATCGTTAACTTCTTGATGCCAGAGTAGTCTATTATTATCACGGCGTATGTGTGTGTACACATCTACGTCATCATTCTGTTCAGACTCGTCTTCTACATTTAAGTCGTCTTCAAGTTCTGGTAATAATTTTTTACTAATTTTTTCTTTGGTAACAATTTCAATCACGTTACCGTTGCCATCTCGTTCTAATACATAACGATGTAGAGGGAATAACTTAAGACCGTCCTTACCCATAAAGACTAACGCATTACCTGCTACTACCAAATGCTTAAGAGCTTGGTGTATAACAACACGATCATCTGATGCTGAGATAGAGTCCATGATGGTTCTCTCTATCTTAGCAAAGGATAAATCTAATTCTGTTTTAACTTGAGGTTCAACTTGTCCTAGCATACCATCATTAACTTGTAGCTTAAAGAAGCTAGTGTTAGGTGGTACCAATGCAAGTTGTAATTTAGCTGCTAAGGTTACTACACCTTTAGCACCTACTGATTGCCATGGTGTAGATAAATTCTTAGCACCATGATTATAATCCTCTTCACCACGAATTAGATATGGAATGGTCAGCTTAGCTGCCTCTTCCGCTATGTTTAGAAACTGGGAACGATTGGATGATAAACTGTCATATCTTGTTTTAGCTGACATTATATATTAAGGGATTTAGTTTTTGTACTATTTTTTATACCTTGATCAATGTAATGATGGATTTCATCTGTTGTTCTTGTTGCACCAGTAGAAATAGCTTTATCAGTTAAAGCATCACCAGCAAATGCGGTACCAAACATTTTACGAATAAGCATTAAGCCATCACTTAAGGGTGTGATCTTACCATCACCATCAACATCTAAATTAAAATTAAATGCTTTTTCAGGTCTTTGATATGAACTAGACAGAGGTGTTGGTACATGGTCACGAGATAATTGTCTAGTACCAAGTGCAGATGCACCTGATTTAGCAGCTTCAGATCGTTTAAGTCTCACACCTTTAGCACTTGTTCCGGGTATAAATGTAGGTAATTGAGTTGTTTCTGTATCTGGTAATCCAGTTGGTACATAACTAGTATCTAATTCTTCTAATGTTTTATTTGGATCATATACTTTTCCTACCTTATTAGGATCACTTTGTAAGTAATCAATATCCTTTGTCTGTACAGTAGATACAGGTCGTGGTGTATATTCAGGTGCTACTGGTACGTCATAACCTGTTGCTAATGTAGGAGTGTCAGCACTATCTTGATCAGTAGTAGTGTCAGGTAGATCTAAAAATCCACCACCAGTTATAACATTGTCAACAGCAGTATGAATAGCTAATTCCTCACCGTTTACAAATACAGTATTAGGATTATAAACTACCCAATTAGGATCTGGTATCCAGTTACCTTCTGGGTCTTCCATAGCTCCTACCCAATTTCCAGATTCATCTTGTACACCTCTTACCCAGTTTCCGTATTGATCCTGAACATTCCTCCATGGAATAGGTCCATCTATTTCGTTACCATATTGGTCGTAATATATTGCACCTTTAGTACCGTCTTCATTAACAGTTGTCGAATGATAGCCAATGTTTGAAGTAGGAGTGGTTGTGACTGGCTCATCAAAGTAAGGGTCTATTAAATGATCATGGATATACGATCTGTCTGTCTCATTACCTAAATGTGAATAAAGATCAGGTAATGTACTCTGCCCGCTAACTATACGTTTCCACCAATCACGTTCATATCTGTCATATAATAACTGACCTTGCTGAAGGTTTTCCGCGGTAATACCAAACCCACCTAAAGCAGTCCGTACACCCTCCCTAATCTTAGCTTCGTCTTGTAATTTCTTTTCAAGGTCACTTAAAGCATTAGTGTTTCCACCAAGCACGTCATAAACCACTGCATTTATATCCCAACGTTGTAAAGATTCTAAGTCATCATATTCTGTATATAAATCTTTTACATCTTTGTGGATTTCAAGTTGTTGTTCGATACCAGCTATATCCTTTCCTTCCTCTAAATAATCCATCCAATAATCTAAATCACGATCTAGTAAAGCATTAGATAGACCATATTTAGCATATAAATCTCTAACTGGTTTTCCATATTGACCTTCTTTTGAATTTTGAAGTATAGATCGCAGTTGAGAACTGGTCATAGAAGTTGCCGTAGCGGGTTTCATTAATTCCTTAGACCAATAAACCAAAGCTTCTTGCTCTGGTAAACGTCCGTATTCATCTGCGTATAGTTCAACTATTAAATCTGCAAATTCTTCTACATATTCTTCCCTTTGTGTATTGGTATTATCCTTAAAGTACCAAGAGTTGTTTATAAGTTCATTATCTCCCAGTAATTGAGTGACAGCTTTTGAAATTAAGTCGTCCTCTATATTACTTACCTCACTTTCTGTATAACCAAACAACTTGTCCCCGTCTTCTTCTGCTAAAGAAGAAGAAATATCAGAAGCTAGGTCATAAGTATCAAGGTAATCTTCAGTCAGTACTTTAGAGTAAGAAATAGCTTCATTACCCGACGAATAACTTGTATCTATTGAATAAGGATTTTCTGAAGGTAGATTTTCTGGATTATATAAGTTTTCTGTGAGTGTATCACTCTGTGCAATCCAATGCGTAGGATTAAAAACTTCTGGTCGTTCTGGGATAACAAATTCATCACCTCCATGCCACTCACCTTGTGCTTGGAGATAGTGTACTTGGCTAGTTACATCAATAGGTTCATCATAATCCCTACCCGAGAAGCCTCCGTAGACCTCGTCGTACAGCGTGGGGAATAAGTCTTCCCTATCAAATCCTGAATTATTTAGACCCATACCAAAGTTAGGGTTTCCATATTTTATGTAGCTTTCCCCTGTATCATAATCTATCCCTTCACTCCACTGAGAACTCCAATCCAACCATTGCTCAAAAGTATAATCAAGTGGGAAATACCTCTGCCACTCATGTTTTAGAGTTCTCTGAGCAGAAAGTATAAACTCATCACTAAGATGCCAAGCCCTCCACGTAGGGTCATCGGAAGTTTTCTTCCTCCAGTCAGCAACGTACCCTTCTTCATCTATAGCCTGCTGCAAGTCGTAAGTATATAAATCCCTTAGAGTTGGTAGTTCATCCTCACCTAGATGGCTAAAAGCCCCTTGATCTTTTAATTCTGAAAGC